TTACGCTTGCTTTGACAGCGGTTTAAATTCTTTGACTAATGAGTCAATGCTAATAATTTTACTTGTTTTTCGTTTTGGCAAGGATTCAACATAGTGTGTATAGATATCAAGTGTAGTTGATGGCTTAGCATGCCCCATTTGTTTTTGAACATAATGTAATTCGTGACCTGTGTAAAGCAAGTTTGTAGCGCAAGTATGACGAAGAGAATGAGCTGTAAAGCGGTCAATTACAAACGGTACACCTGCTGGATCAAACTTACTATGCGGTCTATTCTTATAATCTGAAAAATCGCCATATTTTATATTCAGTTCTGTCATATAACTATTCCATAACCTGCGCCATGCGGTGTCACTCATCAAAGCTCCTTTTGCGGAAGTTACGACAAAATCATCAGGTTTATGTTCGGGTTGTTTTTTTAGAAAGTCGATTAGCAATTTGGGCACATCTGTAACAGTACGCACGCCTGACACTGTTTTTGCACCTTGTTCAATATGCACCTTACCTTTTGTTATAAGTTTTTGATGCACACTGATTGTACGCTGATTAAAGTTAATATCTTGCCATTGCAATGCAAGACACTCTCCAAGTCTCAGCCCTGCGAGCAACATAATCATTGCAGGAAGTTGTGCGCGATGTTCCGTAGAAATTACCCACAATTGTTCTTGTGCTGTTAATGCTCTTCTCGTTGTCGTTTTAGCATTTCTCGGGATTTCTATGTATTGTGCAGGTGAGTAGTCAAGTATCCTGTTCTCAATAGCGTAATTAAATACCTGTCGTGCAGCTCCTCGCCATTCTCGCAAAGTTTTCTTCGCTGTTGGTTTTCTTGTATGTGAGTTACATTCAAATTCGTCAAGAATAATCTGTTGAAAATCAGTTTTAACAAGTTTGTTAATAGAACGCTCATTCAAAGATGAAAAATGACTTAAATAATTAACATAGTTTTTGTACTGTCTTTCTTTTAAAAAAGGTTTTTTATGTGCAAGCCACAAATCGACGAGTTTCCCCCATTTCATTTCTGCATTGAGCACATCTATACCTTTGCCAATTTGCAATTTAATAAGCTGTGCTTTTTCTTCTACTTCTTTGATAGAATATCCGTTGACGGTTTTGTATCTACGATTACCGTTTTCATCTTTGCCGAGGTAAACAGACTTTTGGTATCTTCCGTCCTGTCTTTTCTTGAGTTTTGCCATAATTATGCCCCTTTCGTTCTAAAAAATGGTGCAAAAAACCCCTTGCATTTAGAGTTGCAAAATACAAGGGATTGTGATACAATTATATTGCGTTTAACTGCATCACTTGCACCCTGTGTAGGTGATATTCCGCTCTTTACTGCGCCAACAGTAACGGGCGGTTTTATTTTATGTGATATTATGATTTATTTGCAATAATCAATTTCACTTTTGCGTTGTAGCTGATTTTTTCATTCTCATCGTAATGCTCGCCAATAGTAAAATCATTAATACCAAGTATACGCTCTTGATTTGATTTTACAAAAGCAACATCTTCTCTATGCAGATTTCCGACATCATATCCGTTAGCAATAATTCTGATAGCCGGCTCACCCTTGAAATCGTATTCTTCCATTTTTACATTAATGGCTTTACCAGATTTTTTGTCAGCTTTTAACTTTTTCAGATATTTTTGTCTGTTGTTAAATGTTACACCTGCAACTTTAAAAACCTTAATATGTGATTTTCCTGTTTCAGGAGTTGATTTTGACGGTTCTTGCTTTTTACCAAATAATTTAGATAATAAACCCATTTTTTACGCTCCTCTTTTTATTTAATAAAATACATTTCATTGACAATATATGTCACATAATGTAAAATAGTAGCGAGGAGTGCGTTTTCTTCTCATATCTTTTTTAGTCAGTCATAGCTCCACCTATGACTGACTTTTCTTTTTATTAATAAACTCTTTAAATTGCTTAACAACTTTTCTCTCAAGCGGATGTTTATAGAAAGCATTTCTTTTTTCAAGTTCGTGCATTCTGTTTGCTCTGTAAGTTGCTGCTTCAAGACTTATATTACATAGTCGAGATATTTCCTCAGCAGTTAAGGCTTTGAGTTCGTGCAATACACACGCAGGAGCAAGCAAGTCACGAGCGAATACATTAGCTGCGCTCTCGGTATCATTCTGTACTGCAAATGTTCTGTATGCTATTTTGCCCACGAGCATATGTCCGAGCAAAATGTGCCCTAATTCGTGAGCAATAGTAAACCTACAGCGCCGTGAACTATCTGTATCTCTATATACAATTATAAAACTGTTATTATTTACAATTGTAACACCGCTTGCATTGTTTTGAAGAATATTAACATCGCTGTTTTTAACTAAATTAATATCATTTGATTTTCTAACAATATTCGTAACCTCAATGGGTAGTGTCTTAATATCGTAGTCTAATATACATTGCCATGCGGCGTTACGAGCATTTTTGTATTTGCCGTAATCCATTCATCACACCTCGTAGGTATTTTAACCAACGAGGCATTTTTTTATTTACAAATCAGATTCATCTTCAACAGATTTAGCATTTTTAAGTAATTCAAGTTTTTCTTTTGAAATTTTTTGAAATTCAATAGGTCTATTGTCGCTGCTTCTCGCAGCGGTTAAAACTGTAACATACTCTTCACTTGAATCATCTTCCACCCCGAGCAGTTTGTCAACCGCTGGCTGCATTTCAGGTTTATTACGATATGCATTAATAACTTTCTTTTCATGATTAGAAAAAATATCGTTATTATTAACATTTTCTGACTGTGTTTGTAGCGTCGATGAAAGTTCAGAATCAGTCCATCCCATAATATAAGCAGGGGTAGTATCTAAAGCCTTGCAAAGCGGTTCTAAGACACTCGTTGGTAATTTTTCAATCTCGTTACTTTCATATCTATAAATTGTAGCTCTATTTTTACCAATTAACTCTGCAAGTTTATCAACCGATATATTCTTTTCTTCTCGCAATTTTTTTATGCGTTCTCCGATTGTCATCAATTTCATCTCCTTGTTGAGTATTATATCACGATAGTTGCACAATTGCAACTATTTTTTTAAAAATAAAAAAATAAATGGCATAAATGCGAAAAACATATTGACATTCATTAAAATTAATGCTATTATATAGTTGTCGCATAAATGCAACACGCGGAGGTGATTAATTTGACTAATGTTGATAAATTAAGAGGAGCTATTAAGGAAAAAAGATTAACTCCTGAAAAAGTCGCAGAAAGCATAGGAATTGATAAAAGTACGATGTATCGAAAACTCTCTAATGGTGGCGATGATTTTACAATTAGACAAGCCGATGCTATTACTCGAGTTCTTGGATTATCTGCAAAAGAAGCACAAGCTATTTTTTTTAGTCAGTTTGTCGCATAATTGCGACAAAGTAATAGTTAAAATCAGCATAAGAGGTGAGTATATGAAAGCTAAAACAGTTGTAACCAACTGGGACGAAGTTCCTGTATGCATCGACATTCCTTACGCAGCAAGACTTCTTAGATTTAATACTGACTATACATCAAGACTTGCTGCAAAAGGCAAGATTCCCGCACACAAAGTCGGGAACAGCTGGCGAATTGACAAAGATGAACTTAAAGAACTCATAAATCCAAGGGGAGATGTTATTAATAAGTTGACAGAACTTGCAAATCAAATTAACAACAATGACGAAAACGCACTAAAAACAGCAGTCGAAACAATTGAACTGCTTACAAATAATGCATATAGTCAATTCTTCGTAATACACGAAGTAAAGTAAAAATTAACGGAGGTATTTATTATGAAAGGCTTACAACGAAACGCAGGAGGGAATAAAAAAAGATGGATGTAATAATTAACGACATACCGACCTATCCGTTTAAGGATGTCGAAATAGGAAATGTGTTCTCTGATGATTTAGGACGCTTTATGATGAAAGTATCATACGAAACAGCAATATGTTTAGAAGATAATACAGTCTATGGCATTAACAGCAAGGTCAAATGCTATCTGAGGGACTGCGTGATTATAGAGCGTGAATTGCTCGAAAATCTCAAGAAAGGAGCAAACGGATATGAGTAAGCTTGAAAACTTACAAATCTGCATCAAAGACGGCGAGGTCATAGCTCTACAAGGCTTAGATACAGTAACCGCCGAAAGGCTTGAAGACATACTGAATTATGTCGCAGAAGTTAAGGAAAGCCTCGACAATCACAAACTTTGTAACAAGGCAGTCGGATTTAAGCGTGTTGTTAAGAACTGCAAGAAGTTTATTAAGTGCTGCAAGTATGCGGTTAAGGGTTAATACAGATGTTTAAAGTTAGGTGCAAAGAAGATATTTTTGAGCCGCTGGAGGAAAGTAATGACAGCAGAGGAGATTAAAGAGGCATTTATCAACAGAGAGCCTGTTGTGCTGAGATTGCCGAATATGATTGAAAAACGATTTGACAGTATTAATGCTGTGATATACCGCAGAAGTCAAAAAGGCAGGATGATGGTATCGGTTGAACTTGTTGATATGGTTCAGACGGATATGGGAAAAAGGCAGCACCTTATTGTTGCAAGAGGTGCAAACATAAAAAAAGAGCGCTGACACAGGGCAGTGGTCAACGCTCAAGTAAGGCTTATTGCCTAAACTACATATTTATTATAGCAATAAGCCTTAGAAAAATCAAGAGGTGAAATTATGAAAAAGTCGATTGAAAAAAGGACAAGAATATTGCTGCTTGCTTTGGGCATTACTCCGAATCTGATAGGATACGGATATTCTGCAAGTGCGATTTGCAAGCTGATTGAGCAGAGAAAAGCACGCAAGAAGGTGAGCTATTGCAAGCTGTACGAGGAAGTAGGCAAAGAGTTCTTTTCTAACGGCAACAGAGCCGAGAGAGCAATAAGAAATGCAATAGCGAATACGCTTCCACGAAATAAAGTATTGTGGGAAAACATACTGAATTTCAAATGCAGCGGAAAGCTAACGGTGAGTGAGTTTTTATCGCTTTGCGCCGAAAAACTGATGATGAGCGATGAATAAAATCAATTAACTGAGTTAATAAGCTCCGCACGGCTTGTTATATATTGGTAATTAACTTTTGTTGATTATTCTTCCTAAAATATAATACTGACTTGCATAATGTTACTGCCAGAGCAGGTGCGGCTGCTCTATCATTTTAAGGAGGAAATATGGATAAATTAAACGAAGCGATTGCAGAGATAGAACTGCAGGGTAAGAATTACACAAAATTCAGCAACAACTGGAATGTGATGCAGCAGCTGATTGACATACTTGCATATATGCCGGAGAGTGCGGAGATTGTTTTGCAGGATTTAAAAATCAAGGAAATGCAGTTGACTGCACTTGTACAGAAGATTACGGGCAAGAGGCTTGCCGACCCGATGAAGGTTATGGAGGAAATCTGCGATTTCTACAAAATTGAGGTGCCTGATGTGCTGCCGCCCGAGTATTGGAGAGGTCCGGCGGCAGAAGCGGCGAAAAAGGCAGCGGCAAAGCCTGATCAGAGCGAGAGCAAGAGCAAGTATATTAATCTTATGGAATTGCTGTGAGGTGGGAGTTGTGCAGAGAAAAAAGTTGCTTGCCCTGCCTATTGACAAGGCAAGGGCGGATATTCCGGTTATGCAGGCGATTGAGAAAGAAAAAAACGGTACATATATCAGGACAAGATTTAATTACGCTTACGACGCCTTTGTGTACAAGTCAACAGGTGAGGAGGTGCTGATTGTTGATATGTTTACTCCTGCGCCCGGTGCAAAGTTTAAGTACAGGCTGTTTATGACGGCTGACAAATGGTTTACGGTTTTCCCTGACGGCAGAACGAGCGAGGTAAGTCTGTTCAGAACGGTGGAGGGCTACTGGTGCAATTGCAGATATTACCCCTTCAGTGACAGGACCGATACGGTTATTGCCGAATACATTGAAAGCTGTGACAGATATGCTGTGCATTATGATAAAGGCGGAATGGAAAATATCAGCCTGTGGCAGGACAGGATAAGGGACAGACGGCTTAAGGCGAAATACGATCGGATAAAGGAAAGCACAAGCTTTGAAATGCGGGAGATAAGACCTTTGCCCAAGGCTTTTTATGATTTTATAAATAATACCGTTATGGCGGACAGCTACTATATTTTTTACGACTACAGCAACAAAAAGCAGACCACGGGACGCTGTTCGGAGTGTGATGAAGAGGCTATTATACCGAGGGTTAAAAGGGGTGATACAGTGAGATGTCCGCACTGCAAGAAGCTGTGCAAGGCTCTGCCGAGGAAGGCTTATAGGAATACAAACGGATTTAACAGATTTACTCAGGCAGTGTATTTGCAGCCGTTCAAGAAAGACAGGTTCTGCGCAAGACGGTTTGACATTAACTGGACATTCTGTCAGAACGAACAGCCGAAAAAGTCTATTACAGAGGTAGAGAGGACTATTGTTGAGTTTAAATACAACAGCCTTAATATTTGCTCAGAGTACTTTCTTGATGAAAGCTACAGGGGCGGAGAGTGGCGCAGAGGCAACCGGTGCAGCTCGTCAACAGGGTGGATTTTCCCTGATAATCTCAACAGGATTTTTAAGGAGCGGCAGGGCTTTAACAAATATCACATAGATTTCAGAAGGATTGCTCGCACAGTAAACCCGAGTGATTACAAGGGAATAAATGACGCTGTTATGAATGTCAATTTCTTTGACAATCTTCTTAATAACAAGCTGATTAACCTTGCCAAGACTTTTATAACTGTATTCGGCATTTACGGTAATAAAAGTGCGGTAAGTCAATATAATCTGTCGGCAGGCTCTTTGCGAAAGGGAATGGGAATTACTAAGGATGATTTGCCGTATCTAAGAAAGATAAACCCGACTCTCAATCAGCTTGATTTGTATTTTTCGTACAAAAAAAGCGGCAGGAGATTTAACAAAGAGGAATTTACGGAATTTCTTCACATTGCAACACTGACCAATGCCGGCGAAAAATTTATGAAGATGATTTTATCGCACAGCTCGCTGATGCAGTTCAACAAATTTTTCAGGAAATGGGAAAGCGAAAACTGCGGACCTGTGGAGGAATATGCACACAGGTGTTGGGACCCTCGCAGGAATTTCCCCGGTGACTATGAGGACTACATAAAATATGCAGAGTTGCTTGAATACGATTTAAATAATTTGGATGTGCTGTACCCGAGGAATTTCCGAAAAGCGCACGACGAGGCGTATAAAATCATTAATGACAAGGAATTTAAGGGCAGCGAGCTGCCGCAGATTGCAAGACAATACGCAGGATATAAGAAGTTATACGGCTTTGAGGATAAGGATTTTATCATCACTCCGCCGACAAGGCACAACGATATAAAGGATGAGGGCAAGCAGTTAAAGCACTGCGTGGCTAACTACGCAAGGTCGGTTGCGACTGCGAAAACAATTATTCTGTTTATCAGGAAGAAGACAGAGCCGGATAAGCCATTTTTCACATTAGAACTTAATCCTGACACTCTGAGTATTAAGCAGTGCAGAGGACTAGAAAACTGCGCATATCCTCAGAGCGTTAAGAAATTTATGGACAAGTGGATAAAAGAAAAAATAGAATCAATTAAAAGGAGCAGAGAAAAATGTCAGACAGTAGCTTAATTGGCATAACCATAATGGATATTACGGATTTTAACATTACGGAGCTTAACGCAGATACAAAGACCGCTCTGTCACTGCATCAGAGCATTTTACAGGCGGAGCAGACGGCGGCAAATGCAATGATTAGCTTGTGCGAAAATCTTAAATTAATGAGAGATAAGCACTTATACGAAGCGCTCGGCTTTGAAACATTTGATACATACACAGAGCAAGCCTGCGGCATTAAACGCAGACAAGCATACAACTACATCAGCACATACGAAAAGCTTGGCGGTACGGTTTTGCAGTCAAATGCACAGCTTGGTATTACTAAATTGCAATTACTTACAGAAGTATGTGCAGTAGACAGAGCTGAAATTATAGCAGAAAATGACCTTGCTGGTATGTCTGTCAAAGAAATTAAAGAACTTGTTGAAAAAAGCAAGCAGCAAGGTGAACAGCTTGCTCTTCTCGGTGACGAACTTAACGACAGCAACAACGCACAGAAATCGTTACAAGCAGATAAACAAAATCTCGCAGATGAAAACAAGTTATTGCACAAACGAATTAAAGAACTCGAAAGCAAGCCTGTTGAGGTTGCTGTACAAGAACCAACGCAAGCGCAAATTGAAGCAGCGGCAAAAAGCAAAATAAACAGCTTAAAAGCGTCATTTGAAAAAGAAAAACAAAACGCTGTTGAAGAAGCCGTTAAACAAGCTACAGAAAAAGCAAAATCAAGCGTTAAAGAAACTCTTGAGAAAGACTACAAAGCAAAGCTTGAATCTATTGAAAAAGAACGACAAGCCGCTCTTGATAAAGCAAAACAGTTAGCAATCAAGCTTGACAAAAATGCAGATGCTGACCTTGTGACAGCAACTCTTTACTTCAACGAGTTACAATCACATCTCAAAAAGTTTATTAACAGCGTTGAGAAAATTTGTGAAACAAATTCGGCGCAAGGTGAAAAGCTCAAGCAGATTGCACAAAACTTCTTGAGCAATACTATTGCAAATCTTAATTAATCAGTTAGTAAGCTCCGCACGGCTTTACTATATATCAGAAAGTACAACTTTCGTTGATTATTCTTCCTAAAATATAATACTGACTTGCATAATGTTACTGCAGAGCAGGTGCGGCTGCTCTTTTTTTAAGGAGAAATGATATGAAACAGAAAAAAACTTGATCATCTTGATTTGGTATGTCTTGAGATTGCTAAGTATAACAAAATACATAACACATATTACAGCTACGGCGAATACACAGCTTTAGTGCGTGCAGGAAAGATTATATCAGATGTTGTGAGTGAAAAGAGAATGGAGGATAAAGAAAATGATTGATTGTTCAAAAACTGAAAATTACCTTGCGGAAAAGCAAAGGATGACGAAAAAACATAAACCAAATGCTGGTGCATATATATGTGAACTTGATTGTTTAGATTGCCCTTTGGGCCATTCAAATAATGGCATAGGCGAACCGTGTCTTGGTCTTGAAACGAATTATCCTGAAAAAGCAATTGCAATTGTGCAGAAATGGTCGGATGCACACCCGCAGAGAACTTATTTAAGCGAATTTTTGAAACATTATCCAAATGCATTGCTTGATAAGAACGGCACCCCTGGAAAAGTATGCCCCTGTGACTTAGGATTGATGAGCATGGATGATTGTCGCGACGGCTGCGTAAAATGCTGGAATCAGCCAATTGAGGAGAGTGAAAGTAAATGAGAGAAATATTATTCAGAGGTCAAACTCGCAGATATGGCGAAAAAGTCAGAACTTTAAAGGAGTAAAAATTATGACAAGATATGAACTCGAAAGACATTTAGGGAAATATGTTGAAATCGTACTTTTTGACAGAACGGTGATTGAGGGCATTTTACATAAAACAGGTGAAAAAGCCTTTTTGTCAATACCAAATTTGTCAATACCAAAGTTACGATATTTCTGCACTTGTGGGGATAAGGTTGTTAGTAATTGTGTTTTTAGATTGTCCCACATTAAAAAAATCAGTCGTATAAAAATTAAACTTAAAGTTGTTGACGAAGTTAAACTCTCAAAGTGGGTAAAAAAGAAAGACAGAAAAGTAGGTGAAGCGGAAGCATACTGCTTAACTTGCGGGAGAGAGGTTGTTTATCAAGTCATTAACAACCGTTATCAATTTGAAAACTACTGCCCACATTGCGGTGCGAGAATGGATAGAGAGGAGGAGAAAGCAGATGATTAAGACTTTTTGCAACAAGTGTGGAAAAGAATTATCATCGGGTAATTACAGGAATGTGAGAATATCAATAAGTCCGATTGCTTGCCACGGTGAAGTCAGACTTGAATATTGCGAAAGCTGTTTCAAGGAAATTATCGGCGAGGAAGAATATAACGCTATGATACAGAGAGAAGCAGAATACAAAAGAAGAATTGAGGAGAGAAAAAGGAGCGAAACAATGACACTTGACGAACTGAAAACAGAAATATCTGAACGCATAGAAAGCGAACAAGACAAGTTGGACAGTCTTAACAACAAAAAAAGTCGAAAAGACAGGAACTACTACATAAGCGAGGGAATGCTGATTGCGTTCGAAATTGTGGCTGATTATCTTGGCGATTTGGAGGTGCTTGAATGACAAATGAAGCGTATGAGCAGATTAAGCTATTCAACTGGGTTGCGTATGCGAGAAATACTTATCCGCAGCTTGACTTGCTGTATCATGTACCAAATGGTGGCAAGAGAAATCAGAAAGAGGCGTTTAACCTTAAAAGGCAAGGTGTGAGAGCCGGTGTGCCTGATTTGTGCTTGCCTGTATCGAGGGGGAAATATCACGCACTTTACATTGAACTCAAGGTGGGCAACAACAAAGCGACTGAAAAGCAGCGGAAATGGATAAAGAGACTAAGAGAGCAGGGCAATTTGGCGCTTGTTTGCTATGGCTGGGAGGAAGCCTCTGCAGTGCTGCTAAAATACATAAGGTTAAAAAGCAATGAAGAGTTGTGAAAATTGCAGACACTTTACACGCTGCTCAGCGAGGAGCAGAGGTGTTGTGTGTAACTGCTACGAAAAATACGGATACAGAAAGGATAAAGTAATAATGGCAGAAGATAAGGTTTTGGTATTACATTATGCAGAGCCAAACAATAATCAGTTAAGAGGTTTATGCAAGATGATTAACAAAGTTGAGATTGAAAACTTTTTGAGAAGTGAGAAACTCAAAAGTAAAGATTTATGCAAAGGAAGAATCAAAATGATTTATTCCGAACAGGGCAAGGACAACCTTATTAATAAAGATACAGGCGAAGTGTATAAAGGTACAATAATGTTTGTTGGCTTTGACAGACAGGAGATTGTAAATTTGACTGACAAACAGATGTCAGCTATAAGATGCATGTATAGAAAAGTAGGATAAAAACTATTGGGCAATACATGAACACAACAATAAACTTGCAACGGATAACGATAAGTCAAAAATCGCAGGGGCTGAAATGCCCCTGCATATCCTGCTAAAGTAATTAATTAAGTGACGAAAATCACCTTTACATATATAATAGGAAGTTTAAATATGTTTACATACAAATGTGAGATCCAATCCGGACCGATGTTTGAAATTAAATACTATAAAAGTTTGCGCAAGCGTAACAAGAAAAATATGTCACGCAGTATCAACAGAGCAATCACTTCAGAAAAGATGGCGCAGGCTAATCGCATAAGAGGTGAGCAGCATACACAGAGATTAATTCTTGCAAACTTCAAGCAGGGCGATTGGTGGGTAAGATTTTCAGCGCCGTATCAAAATTTCACTGAAGAAGAATTTGAAAAGACTGTAAGCAATTTTTTTAAACGCATTAAGTATCACGCAAAAAAACAAGGCTTGCAGTTCAAGTACATCGGTTTCTGCGAGTGTGGCAAGCGTGGTAGCAACTGGCATTTGCACATAATCATTGAGGATTGCGTAAAAGACATAGCCATGAAGATGTGGCAGTGGAGCAACGGTATTAATCTCACACCGCTGTACGAAAACGGCAGTTTTGCTGACCTCGCAAAGTACATACGCAAGGATATAACAGGCACTAAAAGGCTCAAGACTTCTCGCAATCTTACAAAACCTACAATTACGGTAACAGAGGGCAAAAAGCGTGAATTCAAAAAACTTGAAAAAGGCGAGGCTTTACAAATTCCACAAGGCTATTATCTTGTGCGTGACGAAATGTGGATTAACGACTTCACTGGAGCAAGCTATCATTTTGTATTTATGCAATTGACTGCAACAAGGAGGCTGACAAACAATGAACCTAAAACAAATCAGAGAAATGAGTGACAATATCTGTAATTACAGAGTCAGGATAGCCACTCTTGAAGCAGAGGTAACGCACATTACCTCAAACATTACTGCTGCAAACGGAGCAAGTGCGTCAGGGAGCATTGACAAGATAGTGCCCCAAATAGCAGACCTGCGAAACGAATTACACAACACAGAAACGAGAAGAGCTGTTGCAATATGTAGTATACCAGTTGAAACAACAGAGGGCAGCTGCTTAATTTTGCATTTGCGTGATAAGCGTTCTTGGAAAGAAATAGCGTTCATTATGGGCGGAGGGAATACAGAGGACGGAGTGCGTATGATGTGCAATCGCTATGAGTGGTGAAAGTTGTTCGTTTGTTCGCTTAAGGGTGTGTTAGAATATAATTGAGCAAAGCTCAGAAAATACAAAGTTAATCAAGTCGCTGTTAATGCAGCGGCTTATTTTTTGGAGAAAATATGGCTAAAGATTTTGCAAAAGCATTTTATAAATCGAAAAAGTGGTTAGATTGCAGACGAAGCTTCATTGATGAACGAACACTCATCGACGGTGGTTTGTGTCAGATATGTCATAAGCGGCTTGGCTATATTGTTCATCACAAGATTATGCTCAATGCGAGCAACATAAACGATGCAAATGTGAGTCTTAACTTTAACAATCTAATGTTCGTCTGTAAAGATTGTCACGACAATTTGCCAGGACACGGAGTCGGAAACAAAGAACCGAAAAAATATTTTTTTGATGAGAGCGGTCAAATTTTTCCGACTCCCCCCTAAAAAAAATTCGTATTAGAACAATCACAGGACCGAGGGGGGCAGGTCGAAATTTTGCGTACCTCGTGTATGACCCCCCTCCCCTAAAAAAACTTGTGTGAAAGGACGGTGACTTGTAAAATGACTGACGAACAGAAGGAACAAAGAGCAATTAAGCGAGAGATAAAGCGATTAACGGAAATCTACAAGGACATAGAGGTTAAAAGAAAAGACCTCGCCGTTGGCTTGATTGAAAATGCGGCTTTCACTCGAATCAGGCTGAAAGAACTGCAACAGGACATTGCAATTTATGGCTTAACTGAATTATTCTCACAGTCTGAAACACAAGAGCCGTACTCACGCAAAAGACCTGAGGCAGATTTGTATAACACAATGCTCGGCAACTATCTCAAATACATTAAACAGCTCAACGATATGCTTCCGAAAGTGACCGAGGCAAAGACTGCGACAACAGACGGCTTTGACGATTTCGTTGAAGGGCGTGACAAGCTTTGAAACGCTATCCATTAAACTATAATCCGATACTTGAATATTACGAACAGATAAAGAACGGCAAGGTTACTGTTTGCGACAAGATACGCAAGTGGTATAAACATTTAAGTGATAAGGTGATTAATCCGACGGACGGCTATCATTACGAAGCTAAGCGAGGAAATCACATCATTGAATTTATCGAAAATTACTGTCGACACAGTAAAGGTAAGATGGGCGGTCAGCTTGTAAAGCTTGAGCTGTGGGAAAAAGCGTGGCTTGCGGCAACTTTTGGCTTCGTGGACGATGACGGTATCAGGCAGTACAACCTATCTGTGTTAATTATCGGAAAAAAGAACGGTAAGTCTTTGCTTGCCTCTGCGATTGGCTTGTATATGCTTATCGGTGACGGCGAACCCGGTCCCGAAGTGTATGCAGTCGCCACAAAGCGTGACCAAGCTAAAATCATTTGGCAGGAAGCAAAACGAATGGTTCGCAAGAGTGAAACTTTATTGAAGCGAATTAAACCACTGCTGAATGAATTGAGTTCAGAAGATTACAATTGTGGAGTGTTTAAGCCGCTTGCCTCTGATTCGGACACGCTTGACGGTCTGAATGTGCATTGTTGTTTAATGGATGAGTTGCACCAATGGAAAAACGGCAGACAACTCTACGACATTATGGCAGACGGTACCATCGGGCGAGACCAACCGATTATCCTTGTTACAACAACTGCAGGCAAAATTCGTGAGGACATCTACGATGAAATCTATGACGATGCTGTCCGCACCACGAACGGCTTGTTTGACGAGGTAGGCTACAAAGACGAACACAGCCTTTACATCATCTACGAGCTTGACAAGCGTGAAGAATGGGAAAATCCCGATTGCTGGGAAAAGGCTAACCCCGGACTTGGCACGATTAAAAATCGAAATGCCCTTGCAAGCAAGGTCAAGAAAGCGCAGGCGAATCCGTCACTTGTACGAAATCTTGTATGTAAGGAGTTTAACATAGCCGAAACATCAACCGAATCGTGGCTCAATTTTGAGGAGCTTAACAACGAAACAAAATTTGATGTTAAGGAACTCCGCCCAACCTATGGCATAGGCGGAGCAGATTTATCAAGCACGACCGACCTTACAGCGGCCAAGATGTTGTTTCGAGTGCCTGACAATGAAAATATTTTTATATTGTCAATGTACTGGATACCGGCAGACCTTGTGGAGAAAAAAGTAACCGAGGATAAGATCCCGTATGACAAGTGGATAGAACAGGGCTTTATGCGTACCTGCCCCGGAAACAAGATTGACGCAAGTGTTGTTACGGCATGGTATCAAGAGCTACAAGACGAATACGACATTTACTTGTGGAAAGAGGGCTATGACGCTTGGTCAGCTCAGATGTGGGTTAATCAGATGATTGACGCTTTCGGTCCTACCGTTATGGAAGCTGTACACCAAGGTAAGAAAACGCTGTCCGCTCCGATGAAAGCTCTCAAAGCCGACCTTGTGAAAAAAAGAATAATCTACAATAACAATCCAATTGATAAATGGTGTCTCGCAAATACTGCAATTGATGAGGACAGAAACGGTAATATACAGCCAATTAAAACCTCGAAGTCAACAAGACGAATTGACGGTACTGCGGCATTGCTTGACGCTTACACGATATATTTTGAATATGAAGACGAATATTTGAGCATTGTTTAGGAGGTGAGAGAATGGGAAAATTTAAGAACTTTTTAAATTCTGTTCGCAATGTCAGAAAGACAAAGAATTTTTCAAGGGTTGAACTTGTTACACAGAATAATTCAAATTTCTTCTTGTGGGGCAACAGAGCATATGATTCCGACACCGTCCGAGCTTGCGTTAATGCACAGGCTCTTAGATTTTCAAAATTATCAATTAAGCACATAAGGGAAACAATCGTTGACGGCAGGAAAGACCTCTTAATCAATCCCGAGCCTTATGTCAAATTTTTGCTTGAAGAACCAAACCCGTACACAACAATGGATATGCTCCTGTATAGGACAAGCACACAGTTATCCTTATCGGGTAATGCTTTTTGGCTCATCATTAGAGACACAAACGGCTTGCCTGCGGAATTGTATTTTATACCAGCTAAATCAGCTACGGATTTGTATGATACGAATAGCAACCTTGTGTATGAATTTATCCTTGCAAACGGCAAGACCTACCGCTTTGCCTCCGAAGATGTCATACATTTACGTGATGATTTTGCTGAAAACGACATATTCGGCAGCGGTAAATTTAAGGCTCTTGCTCCTTTGCTCGAAATCGTTGAAACAACCGACAGCGGCATCATCAGCGCTATCCGAAATTCAAGCGTAATTAAATGGTTACTGAAATACACATCGTCTTTGCGGCCCGAGGATTTGAAGAAAAACGCAAAAGCGTTTGCTGATAACTATCTTAACATCAGTAACAGCTCCGTGGGTGTTGCGGCAGTTGACGCAAAGGTTGACGCAAATCAGATAACCCCGAACGACTATGTCCCGAATGCTTTGCAAATGGATAGAACGAAAAACAGAATCCTTGAGCTTTTTAACACTAATGTGAAAATTATCACATCAACAGCGAACGAAGATGAAGAAAATGCTTATTTTGATGCGGTGATATCGCCTAAAATCATTCAGCTTAAAAACGAGCTGACACGGAAACTATTCACTCGCCGTCAGCGAGGTTGTGGAAATTATATCGCAGTCGGTTCGTTCAATCTACAATCTGCGAGTCTTAAGACTAAACTAAATTTCGCTGGAATGGTTGACCGTGGAGCAATGCTCCCAAACGAATGGCGAGAATCACTGGGTCTTGCTCCTGTTCCGGGCGGAGACACTCTGCTCAGAAGATTAGATACAGTTGCGGTCGATGAAGGAGGTGAAAACGATGCCGAAAACAATTGACATTAAAGGCCCTATCATTACGAATGATGATAAGTGGATTTATGACTGGTTTGGAGTAGCCTCCTGTTGCCCAGCCGACATTCGGTCACAGCTTGACGAAGTGGCGGATGATGAGGGAGTACAGGTTGTTATCAATTCGTCAGGTGGTGACATCTTTGCCGCCTCCGAAATTTACGATATGCTCGCCGAAAGCAAGGCTACAATCAAGGTCATTTTTGCCGCTTCTGCCGCTTCATACATTGCTTGTGCGTGCAAGTCTGAAATTGTGCCGACAGGTATGCTTATGATTCATAATGTTTTAAGTTATGCCGCAGGCGATTACAATGACATGGCACATGAATCAGGCGTGTTACTTAAAGCAAGTAAAGCCGTTGCGACAGCCTATCGACTTAAAACCGGAATGAGTGAGGACGAGCTTATCGGACTTATGGACAAGGAAACTTGGCTTACTGCTGATGAAGCAGTCGAAAAAGGTTTTATTGACAAGGTCGCAGAATATGCTGAAAAGCCAAAAGAGGTTAAACTTGCGGCAAGTCTTAACAGCCTTATCCCTGATACCATCATCAAACAGATGAGGGACGAAAAAACACAGCTTACAGCAAAACTTGAATTGCTCAAACGAAAGGAAGTTGAAGAAGAATGAACAGACAGGAATATCTCGACAAAAGAAATGCCCTCTATGATAAGGCTAAACAGCTTATCACAGAGAACAAACTCACCGAGGCGAGAGAGGTAACACAGCAGATTGATAAACTTGACAGTGAGTTTGAAAATTCTGCCGTGAATAAGGCAAATAAAAATGCAGAGGAGGGAATTAAAATGCCTGCACCATTTGAAAATCACAAAACAAAAATTGACCTCACAGATGAGGGTGAACAGGTAACAGATATGTATTCAACACTTGAATACAGAAAGGCATTTGCAAATTATATTCAGCACGGCGTGCCTGTACCGCAGAAGTTTGCTAACACAGCGGCACAGACCACATCAAGCACTGCGGCGGCTATCGTGCCGACCACAATGTATCAGCGTTTAATCGTTGAACTTGAAAAAATCGGCGAAATTTACGCAAGAGTGTTCAAGACGGCGTATCCGACAGCACTTCTTATTCCTACACAGAACATCCGCCCGACAGCAAGCTGGGTTGATGAGGAAAAGGGTTCAGACCAGCAGAAAGTAACTACTGACAAGGTTGTCTTTGCTGGCTATAAGCTTGAATGCAAGGTTGCGTTCTCGCTCTTTATGACAAAGACTGCGCTTGATACTTTTGAGTCACAGTTCATTGACCAGATTAAAAACGCAGTTGTTAAGGCTTGTGAAATGGCAATTGTTAAGGGTTCGGGTTCAGGTTCGCCAACCGGCATTCTTTCATGCACTCCGCCTGACGGTCAGACAATCGAGATTGCAAAAACCGGCAAGCTCACATATTCAACACTTTGCTCTGCCGAGGCGGCTCTTCCTGCTGCATACGATGACGCTGTATGGCTGATGACAAAGAAGTCATTCTTTGCGTTCATGGGCATCACAGACAGCAACGGTCAGCCTGTCGCTCGTATGTCCGAAGGACTTAACGGCAAGCCGTCACTCTCACTTTTCGGCCGTGCTGTTATCCCAACAGACGGCTATATGGATTCGTACGCTGACACGGTTTCAGCCGACACAACCTTTGCAATGATGTTCAATCTTAACGATTACATCTTCAACGAGGTAATGGGCTTAAGCGTCAAGAAATACGAAGAAGACGAAACGGACAACACTGTTATTAAAGCAGTAATGCTTGCAGACGGTAAGGTTGTTGATAAGCACAGCCTCGTAAAGCTCATCAAGAAAAGCGCATAAGGAGTGAAAAGCTATGGCTGAAAGTAATCTAATTCAAGAGGTGAAAAAGGCTCTTAGAATTACAACAACAATGTTTGATGATGAGATTTCAGCCGAGATTGACGCTTGTTTGCTTGACATGCAAGGGGCAGGAGTTGACATCGAGCACGAAAACTCCGCCCTTGTCAATCAAGCTGTAAAATTCTTTTGTAGGGCTTATTTTTCTACTGTTGCTGACAGTGAATGGTCAGCACAGTACGAAAAATTAAGAAATGCGATGGCAGCAAGAGGAGTGCAGAACTATGAATAGTGACACGATTATTGAACTTGTTGAAAAAGTTGAACAGTCTGTTAATGACCTCAACGAGATTATATATGCAGAGAAAAAACGCTCTGTTTATGCTATTCAGAAATTCGTGCGTCAATCTGAATTTTTCCAAGCTCAAGCCAATGGATTAAAACCCGAGTGTGTTGTAGTAATTAATGCATTTGAGTACAACAACGAAGAATTCTGTTATCTTGAAGGCAAGAAATTCAAGATATACAGAGCTTTTCAAGTCAAAAATTCCGAAAGAGTAGAGCTTTACTTGACTGATGTGGTAGGTGAAAATAATGTCACTACCTAAGGCGGTTAAGATAACGAAAAACGGAGTTGAGTTCGTGAGCAATGTTGAGCGTCTGCAATACACACTCAAAGAGCTTGAGAGAGCCGCTCTGCGTGATGTTGGTAAACTCGTATGTAATCGTACTCGCAGAAAAATAAAGCGTAGGACGGGACGATTAGCGAAAAATACGCAATATTGGGTGCGAAGTAAACAGCAAGTCCCTGACCTGCAAGTCGGATTTAAGCCGGGCGGATTTTACGGCTTGTACCAAGAAATTGGTACAAGTAAATCTCCCAAAATCGGAGCACTTAGCAACGCAGCGGAAGATAATATCTCTGACATAATTAAAATTGAATCACAATACTTGAGCGGTATCGGCACAGAAGAAGCCGAGAGCTTAATCAAAGAGGGGGATTATCAAGGTGAATAGCATTAAAAAAATGTTAAAAGAAGTGCTGTTTGGCTTTGCCCCTCTTTATTTTTTCAGGCAAGCTGATAGTGGTTTTCCTCGTTTGGTTTACGATGTCAAGCAGATATATACAGACGAACCGTACGGCAAGTATATTGTGACTTGCAATCTATACGACCGAAATACTACTGACGAAATTGATAATATTGCTGATAAAATAAACGAGCAAATTGGCTTAGCAATAATCGAACACGAAAATAGCTTTTACAAGTTTTACAAAAACGATGACAGGCAATATATTGACGAAACAGATAAGTCTATCAAAAGAATAATGTTCACTCTCGAATTAAGAGAGTACAAACGAAAGGATGAAAAATAATGGGCACAGCAAAAGTAAGAAAAGTAAAGCCTTACTCGGGTTTTACAAGCAAAACACTCGATAATATGCTGCTCGACGCAGGTGTATTTTTTGAGAACTATGATGTAAAAACAGATACATATGCGACTGCCAAAGCTGCAGGTAAATGCCTTGGCGTAACTATCAAAGGTGGTGAATTTTCTGCAAAACCGACTATCCGCAACATTGAGTTTGACGGTGTGCATTCGAGAGTTAAAGGCAACACCCTCATTGATAGTTGGGAAACTTATATCAAAGCCACAGTTGCGGAGGTAACTGAGGGCAACATTCGTAAGGCCCTTGGAGCAAGCGAAGTAGATGAAGCAACACTCGCAGGCTATCACGGTATCACAGGAAGAAATTATGTGCTTGATAGCGATTACTGCCAGAACATCACCTGGATTGGCTGTCTGCTCGGTAAAGACAAGCCTGTAATCATTCAGATTTTTAACGGTCTGAACGAGGGCGGTCTTACAATGGGCGTTGCGGATAAAGATAACGGCAAGTTTGATGTGCAGTTCTACGGCTACAGCGATGAAACTGCATACGATTCAGAAGATGTTAAACCGCCGTTCGTAATTTGGGAACCGGTTGCAGAGGAGGTATAATCAATGAGAAAATTAGGCTTAAAGGACGCTTTTTCGGTGGCTCGTATTATTAAGTCAGCAGATTTAAAAAATGAAATTGTCGAGTTTGCTAAGTATGTTAAAACTAAGGACAAGAAAAACAAACAGGAAGTTGGTTTTGAGTTTGTCATCACTATGATTTCATCACTCTCAAGCAAGGAAGTAGAAAACGAATTCTATTCACTCTACGCTGACATCAGAGGTGATATTACCCCCGAACAGGCAAGTCTTATGGACATTAAAGAAGTAATTACAGACATCAAGAATATTATTGCAGAGAATGATATTCAAAGTTTTTTTACCTCGCTTTCAGCATTGATATAAACACATATAAGTTAATCTTGCAATACTGCTGCGGCAATCTTACAGCATTGCAAGATTTGTCATTCGCTGAAATCTTAAAAATCATTGAAAATGAAATCAATGAGAAAAACGAAGAAATGAAATACAAGGCTTTTATTTTAACAAGTCTTAGTCAAATTACGCATTTATCGTACAGAGAATTTGTTGACAGCATAGACAGCAAAATGCAGTCAACTGCACAGGACGAAGTCGATACAGACGAAATTGAAAAGCGTGTTGAAGAAATGCTCAATCGCTACAAATGGCAGGAGGTGTAGTGCGTGGCAGTTGAAATTTTTAAGTTATTTGGCTCGATTTTCGTTAATAACGATGAGGCAAATAAATCCATTTCAGAGACTGAGAAGAAAAGCAAGGGTGTTGCTTCAACCCTCGGAAACGGAATCAAAACTGCTGCTAAATGGGGAACTGCTATGGTAGGCGGTGCGGTGGCAGGTGTAGGAGCATTGTCCTCCGTGGCAGAAAGCACCAGAGAATACCGCACAGAAATGGGTAAACTCGACACAGCTTTCGCCACAAACAAATTTTCAGCGGCAGATGCCAAGCAGACTTACTCTGACTTGTATGCCGTAGTCGGTGACAGCGGACAGGCAACTGAGGCGGCTAATCATTTATCATTGCTTTGCAACTCCACAAAAGACCTGCAAAGTTGGACAGAGATTTGCACAGGTGTTTACGGTCAATTCGGTGATTCCTTGCCTATTGAGGGTTTGACAGAGGCGGCGAACGAAACCGCAAAAGTCGGACAGGTAACAGGTCCGCTTGCTGATGCTCTTAACTGGATGGGCGTATCTGAGGATGCTTTTAATGAAAAACTTGCTAAATGCTCATCAGAACAAGAAAGACAGCAATTAATCACATCAACCCTCACGAGCCTGTATTCGGATGCATCTGCTCAGTATAAAAAAACAAACGGCGATGTAATGGAATCAAACAGGGCACATCAGCAACTATCTGACACTATGGCTCAGATTGGTGCTGTCGCAGAACCTGTGCTTAATTCGATTATTGGCTTAGGTGCAAAGTTACTCGAACAGTTATCGCCGCTTATCGAAAGTGTAGCTGAGAAGCTTGCCCCTATGCTCATTAACATCTGCGAAGAGGTTGCCCCGATAATCGTGTCAATGCTTGAACAGATTATGCCATTGATTGAGGAATTGCTTCCGTTTATAGCTCAACTTATGGAACAGTTAGCACCAATAATTGTTCAACTCGTAGAAGCACTATTACCTGTTCTCGTACAAGTAATCAAACAGCTTTTGCCTCCGTTTATGGAAATTCTCAACGCATTAATGCCGTTGTTAGACACTATTTTTCAGCTTGTACAGCCGTTTATCGACTTGATTTTGCAGTTAATAGAGCCGTTCGCAGCACTTATTTCAACAGCTATTGCACCGCTCATAGTCAAACTTGCAGAGTTGCTCAATAACTTGTTACAGCCGCTTATCCCTGTTTTTAACGAGATTGCAGGCATATTAAGTGAAACATTACAGCCCGTTTTCGAGGCTCTTGCACCCGTTTTCGACTTATTGACAGACGCATTAAGTCCGCTATTTGAGCTATTATCAATGCTGCTTAACGCTATCCTACCTGCTTTAACTCCAGTTATTGAAATTCTTGCAGATGTTTTCAGCAATGTACTCGGATTAGCTATCAAAGGAATAAGCGCTGCGATTGAAAGCTTGACGGGAATTTTCAACGGTTTGATTGACTTCATAGACGGAGTCTTTTCAGGAAATTGGGATAAAGCATGGAACGGCATTTTAGAAATATTCAAGAATGTTCTAAACTTAATTCCAAACGCAGTTGAATTCATAATAAACGGTGCAATCGGAATGATTAACGGTCTGTTTGACGGAATCAATTGGGCAATTGAGTGGGCAGGACTTGAAATTCCACACATTCCAGAGGTCACTCTCCCCCGTTTCCGTGCCGGTATCGACTATGTACCGAGCGATAAATATTTGGCTTATCTCGATGCAGGTGAAGCAGTTTTGACAGCACAAGAGGCTGAACAATATCGTAAAGCTAAGCAAGACGGCTCAAATCCATTTAGGGGCAATAATACAGATGAACAGAAAATAATAAATATTTACAACAGCATAAATATATCAGGTGTAACGGTCAACAGCGATTCTGATATTGACATTTTAGCTGAAAGACTATCAGAGCAACTTGCAGCGGAAATCACAAGCAAAAGGAAGGAGTTTAGCTGATGCACAACTTTTTTTATAATGGCAAATGGCTCAGTCAGTTTGGCGGACGCATAGTTAATGCGCCTTTCCACGCTGTCGCACAGCGTGATTTTGAGTTTGTGTCAGTCCCCGGCAGGAACGGTGACATAATTCAAGACAACAGCCGCTACAAGAATGTTGAGTTTGAACTTCAAATAGCGTTAATGCCGCTGCTCGCTCGTACAACAGCACAATTGCTCGCATACAAAATAATAGATTGGCTTTCTGAATTTAACGATTATCAAACATACAAGGACACTTACAACAAAGGCTATTATTGCTATGCTGTAGTGACTAACCTTGACACAATTCAGCGTGAGTTGCCAACATATCTCACAACTAATGTTAAATTCAGTCGCAAGCCGTACTGGTATGCACAGAGTGAACCTGTAAGCCTCTTTAGCGGTCAAAAACTTAAATTATTCAATCCCGAAAAACTCCAGTCAAATCCGACTTATCGGCTAAAAGGGGTGGGTGCGTCTGCTACTCTTATTGTCAACGGAAAAACGCTGACAATTAAAAATCCGATTAACGCAGACTACACAGTGCTTGACGGTGAAGGAATGCAGTATTACTCAGTTCAGAACGGTGTAAAATCTTATATTTCGCCGTTATTGCCACAGCAGCTCAAACTGGGGGAAAATGAAATAACAGCAAATCAAGTCATCGGCGAACTTACGCTTGAAGCAAATTGGAGGCGCTTATGATACCTTTAGTTTATGAAACAACGAACAGAATATTATCGCTTGACTCTATGCACTATCTCGGACGGCTGACGGGCTGCACAGAATGCACAGTAGAAGAGTCACGCAACGCAGATTACACATTAAATGCAAGCGTTGTTAAAAACTCCGAATGTGCCGAAAGTGCTGTTGTACAAAATTATATATACGCAAAGCCAAACTCAGCAGACGAAGCACAATTTTTTGAAATCTACGAGGTAGTAGAAAAAAACAATGTGCTTAGTATCAAAGCAAAGCACATCAAACATAACTGCTATAACAACATTCTTGCCGCAGGCGAAACATCAGCACAACTCTATTCACCTGCGGAGGCTTACGAAAATTTAGATGCTCTTTTTGACAACAACTATGTATTTTCGTCAGATATAACGAACAGAAAAAGCATCAATCTCGGCTACACTCAAGTATGCACACTTGGTGACTTTCTCGGCGGTTTAGAGGGCAGTTTGCTTGACCTGTTTGGGGGCGAATACAAATGGAACAATTTTAATGTTTCATTGTTAAAAAATCGAGGGCAGAAACGAGCGTATAGCCTCAAGTGGGGCGACAATATATCAAGCTATGAAAAAACTCAATCAAGCGAAACTACAATAAGCCATGTGTGTGCTTATGCTACTGTTTATGATGAATTTTCAAAGCAAGACATACAGATAATTGCTAACCCTTATGAGATTTTTGAACAAAAATCAAAAACAAATAAATTAAATGTATATCAAGTTCCTGACGATCTTGTTAACGGAATAATTGTCAACTCTTCGACAGGTGAAGGATACGAATTTGTCAAAAACACTTGCAGAATAGCAACAACAGCTTATATAGGAGGAGATAAACTTGGTGAGATCAAGAGCAATATTAAAGTTGATGTAGAAGCGGTCCTTGACGATATGCAACAGTTTAATCTTTGCGATACTGTTACGGTAATCTTAAGTGACAGTATCGCAGCGGAATCTAAAATAGTCAAAACTACATATGATACACTTAGAGAACGATATAAACAGCTTGAGCTTGGTTCGTTCAAAACTAAGCTATCTGATTTCGTAAAATGAGGTGAAAATAAATGAATGTAAAATATAAACTTAATCTTGATGTATACAAAGACAGAAATTACGAAAGTATAATAGTCGCTCAAAATGACGACAAATCACGCATCATTGAATGTAAGCTATATGCTGATTCACAACCGGTAGCGCTATCTTCAAGCGTTACCGCTGCATTTAATGCGACTGTTGATAATGTTATTGTTGCTGAAAATGTGCCTTGTATAGTTGCAGACAATGCGGTTAAAATCACTCTTGCGAAATCAATGCTACAGCTCGCAGGTATGATGCGGTGCGAGCTTGTGCTAAGTGAGAACGATACAATCTTGACAAGTCAGCATTTTAGTGTTTTTGTAAACAAGTCTGTAATTAATAGCAAGTCTAAATATGAACCAGCAGGCTCAACACTTGCTACAAAAAAAGATGTAGATTTTGCAATCGACAACATCGCAGAACAGATGGTCAGCAAAGATTCAATGCTTGACATAGCTGCAAGCATTAATCTCACATCACTTGAGGACACAGAGCAGACAGCAAACGGCGTTACAATTTCAGTCAGCAACAACAAAATAACACTACGCGGCACATCTACCGCTGCGGTTAATTTTTATCTCAAACTCAAGCGTGCAGTTACTCTTGAACAAAACAAAGCGTATTGCTTGTCTTTGCAAAACTTTTCAAATATTGAAAACTCAGGCTGTGTTTTCTATCCTGCGAACGAGCAGACAGCAATTAGTTCATCTTGGCTCTTATCAGAAGTCAGTGCTTTTAAGAATGCAGCGGCTACTTATACAGCGACAGAAAATGTAGTCGTTAATTCTATTAAAATTGCGGTTGCTGCTAATCGACTGATTGATAATAGTTGCAATCTTCAACTTGAACAGAACAACAAAAAATCAGCGTACGCAAATCCGGATTTTATAAGCGAAAGCATTAAACCTAAGTTGTACCAAGCTCCCGACTACGCTATGCATTATTTGTATGTTTCAAATGATTACAACGAGAATACAGACGGGTTTGGTGTTACAAAGTTCAACTCTATTCTGTCTGCTAATGATAGCATAACAGACAACAACTACCATAATCGCTACACAATCATCGTTGCACAAGGCACATATACTGATATGCAAGACAAGTTTGCAGGAATGTCCGATGTGGGACTTGTAGGTTATCGTGGTGTAATGATGAAAGACTATGTTTATTATGAGTCTGAAAATATCTATAACCCAGCCGCTACAGTCATCAAATGGGACGGCGCAACAGGCTTTGATAAGTCTACTTTGAAGTCTGAAGATATAATCAAAAAGTGCCCTTTCCACCTCGATCTCAATGTTCACACGCATATCAAAGGATTTACCTTTGACTGTAAAAATATCCGTTACGCTTTGCATCTCGAATCGGGCGGTACAGGTTATGCAACTGAATGGACAGTATCTAATTGTATCTTCAAGTGGGGCGGTCGTGCGGATTGCGTTGATTACATTGGTAAAACTACTGTTCCTGTTTTTGGTTGCGGTCATAGTTTTGGGGAAAATGGTTTAATTGAAAATTGCAAAATCATTGTTGAAAATTGCACGGTTGGTTATCAAAGTCACGAAAATGCAGACAATAGTAGTTTTGGTCTTGCACTTAAAACAGGTGCAAATATTACTATTAGAAATTGTGATTTCGGCGGTACAGAGATACAAGCAAGAACATTAAAGGGTGCATATTCAGATACGCCGAATGTACTTACTGTTGACCGCTGCGTCAATATATCTGAAATTAAGAAATTGTATGCAGCTCCGGCAACGAAATGTGACTGGACAGTTGTTGAAAATCTAAATAAAGGAGAATGACTATGGCAAGGGTAACTTGTGTTGATATTTCAGAATTTCAGCAAGACATTAATTTTAACAAAATGAAAAATGACGGTATAAAAGCTGTCATTATAAGAGCAGGCTACGGCAGAGAATCAAGTCAGAAAGACTGTATGTTTGAAAGTCATTATCGCAACGCTAAAGCGGCAGGACTTAAAATCGGTGTCTATTGGTACAGTTATGCCGACAGCGCCGGCGATGCGGAGAAAGAGGCAAAGGCTTGCCTTGAATGCATTAATAACAAATCTCTTGATATGCCGATTTATTATGATTTGGAAGATAATTCACAAACTAAACTCGGCAAAGCAAAACTTACAGAAATTGCTGAAAGATTTTGCGAAACAATCAAGAAAAGCGGTTACAGAGCAGGTGTATATGCCAATCTGAATTGGTTTAACAATTATCTTGATTACGATAAATTAAAGAAAAAGTACAGTATCTGGCTTGCACAATATAACTCCGTGAATGAATTAAGCTGTGATATATGGCAGAACAGTTCAACAGGCAGAGTAAGCGGTTACGGCAAAAATATTGATACGAACATCATATTTAACGAAAATGTTTTTGAAAATGTTAAGGTTGAAAAGCCGACATTGACGTACAGAGTTTTTGCTGACGGTCGGTGGTACGATGAAGTTAAAGGTCTTGGTGGTGTTGCAGGACGAAAGAAACAAGCCATTTCAGCACTTGCAGTTAAGGTCAGCAAAGGCGATATAAAATATAGAGTACATCTTCGTGACGGTGATTGGCTTGATTGGGTAGACGGCTATGACATCAACGATAGCAACAACGGTTATGCAGGCATTAAAGGTAAAGTCATTGATGCCGTACAGGTAGAGTTCAGCGGTGTAGGCGATTATAAGGCCACATACAGAGCACGCAAGCAAGGCAAAAATAAATTTATGGCATATCAGCATAATACCGAGCACGATACAGAGCAAGACGGTTACGCAGGTGTTATTGGCACTAAGATTGACGGCTTGCAGATTACGCTTACATGAGGCGGTGTAAAAATGGCAACAGAAATTATTACGGCATTAATCGTGGCCGGCGGAAGCATAATTTGTCAGCTGCTAATAAATGCCTCAAATCGCAAAAAATTAAAGGTTGAAAATGAAAATACTAAGTCGCTCATCGTCTATAGGATAGACCAACTCGAACAAAAACAAGATAAATACAACCACTTGCAAGAGCGAGTATTTAATCTCGAAAAAGATTCAGCTGTAGTAAATGAAGAAATCAGAGTCGCAAATCACAGAATTGCGGACCTTGAGCAAAAATAAGGAGGTAATAATATGAAAAAAACAAATTGGAAATCGTGGGCAAAATGTGCAGGTGTAAGAGCAGTAAAAACCGTTGCTCAAACTGCAATTTCGGTTATCGGCGTGTCTGCGGTGCTAAGTGATGTGAATTGGGTGGCGGTTGCTTCCGCAAGTGTGCTTTCGGGAGTTCTTTCGCTGTTAACGAGTGTTGCAGGTTTACCGGAAGCAGAATAAATAATGCGTTACCGCCGTAATAACGCCCCCATAAAATAATTATTACGGAGGTAAAACAATGAAAAGTTTTATCGGTTGGATAGGCGGAAAAAGTCGTCTAAAAAATCAAATAATATCACTTATACCGACAGACTGTAGCCGTTACATCGAGGTGTGTGGCGGTGCAGGTTGGGTATTGTTTGGCAAAGAAAAAGTCAAGGGTCAGATGGAAGTTTTCAATGATGTTGACGGAGATTTAATCAACTTGTATAAGCAAATCAAATATAATTGCTCTGAATTGCAAGTAGAAATAGATTGGTTACAATCACGAGAATTATTTAATCAGTATCGTTATGAAATTGAAAATCAAATTAAACTTTCTGATTTACAGAGAGCTGCGAGATATTTATACATTATTAAATGTAGTTTTGGCAGCAGTCGAAACTCGTTTGCTACTGATACAAAATCAATATGCAATATTATTGATGAGTTACCAACATACAAAGAAAGGCTAAAATCAGTTATAATCGAAAACAGAGATTTTGAAAACCTTATAAAAACATATGACCGCTCTGGCGCTGTATTTTACATTGATCCGCCTTATGTGGAATCTGAACGCTACTACAATCGTAATTATTGTAATTTCAACAAAAAAGACCATTTACGATTAAATCAAGTTTTAAATAACATAAAAGGTCGTTTTATTTTATCTTATAACGATTGTGAGTTCATCAGAAATCTATACAAAGATTATTACATAAAAGGCATAAGCAGACATAATCTTTTGTCTGCGACAAGCGGAAATCGTGAAGAATTCAAAGAATTAATTATAACGAATTTTGTTACGAACTAACAATTATTATAAAATAATAACGCTTTAGGATATAATATCTTTTGGGGCGTTATTATGATTAAAATTCATTTGTCTAAAATTTTGGGAACATACAGAATGTCGCAAGCGGAACTTGCACGAAAAACAGGCATTAGACCGTCAACAATTTGCGACATTTACAACGAGATGTGTGACAGAATCAATTTAGAACACTTAGACAGGATATGCGAAGTACTAAATTGTAATGTATCAGATATTCTCGAATATAAGCCGAACCGAATTAAAAAAACAGGCAAAAATCTCATAATTGAGGAAAATGGAAACAGAAAAGCGCAAAAATAATTCCGCTGCAGTTTTTAACAACTGCAGCGGAATTTGTTTTTTAGTCTAAAAGTATTAATTTTTTCTTACGCTTTCGTCCTCGACTATTTGAAGCAATAATTTTTTGTGTAAAATTGAAAGTTTCAACATTAATTATTATTTTCTGATTGCCCTTAAAAAGTTTTCCTTTGCTACGATTGTAGCCGCAATAAGTACAGTTTGATAGAATAACTAAAACAGATTGCGGAGTATAGTCATTACCGCACTTACTCTTATATCCCTCACTGTTGAGTTGTCGTGCAACAGCGGAGAGGCTCTGCTTTTTTATATACAATTCAAAAATATGCTGTACTACTTTACTTTCATATGCATTGATAACCAAATCTTTCTCAATGAAATCATAGCCTAATACAAAACTCGCTAAAGAATGACCTTGCGCAACTTTTTCGCTATTAGCAAGCACAACATTTTCTGCAATGATTTCTCGCTCCCATTGAGCAATTACACCCAGCAGATTTCGCATAAGTCTGCCCGACGGAGTCGATGTGTCAAATGATTCAGAATAGCTCATTAACGCTACATTATACAACTCAAGCTCATCACAAGTGTTAATTAAATCTCTAACAGAGCGTGTAAATCTTGTTAATTTCCACACGAGCACCGCTTGAAATTTTCGTTCTTTAGCGTCCTGCAACATTGTCTTAAAAGCATCACGATGCTGCACATCTTTACCGCTGATACCCTCGTCAGCATATATTTGATGAATTATATATTTATGCTGCTTGCAATAGTCTACAAGGACCTTTTGCTGCGCTGCAAGTGAAAAGCCTTCCTCTGCTTGTCTTGTTGTCGAAACTCTAATATATATTGCGACTGTCATACTTCTGCAAGCTCCTTGTTAATTTCATCAAGTCTTGCAAGTAATTTAACTTTTTCTGCCTTGAGTGCATCTATCTTTGATTGCCGTTTGACTATCTCGTAAGTTATCTCAGATGGACAATTTTTTATTGCAGGCACTGGCACATCGTGTAACATAATGACAGAGCCTTTGTTTACAACAACATGCGGATGTTTTGCTGAACCACCAGAACCGTATGAACCAGACAAATAACTAACACCTGCCGGTAATGGTGCAACGGTATCTCGTCCGTAAGCTTTAGCAATAGTTTTGCCAAATATTGCAACAGACAGAGTGTTTGAAACTAAAGAATTATTTACACAAATCTTAACATCAACTTTTTCGACCGAACTTATATCGCTCTCACCAAAATGTTTTACCATTAATTCTCTGACCTCGTCAACTGACGAGAGAGGAGCGGTCCAACATTTTTTGCTTGAATCCCATTTGCGTCCGCCTATAGCATTTTTTAACTCGTCAGTAAAATCACGATTAAAAGGGGTGTAAATCTCGATTGTATTGTTGTTAGTTTTAATCTGTAACATAAAAATATACTCCTATCAAAATAACTTTGTAATTGACAGAAGTAACTCAAAATGATATAATTCACTAAGATAGAGTTATCTCTGTCATACAGTAACGGTAACTACTCGCTTTGGTCGGTGGACAGTTGCCGTTATTTCTTTTTTTAATTTTTTTGTGCAAAAAATGATGATAAAATCTCTCTTATTGCAGCTGCTTTTGAAAGATTGCATTTGATTGCATATTTTTCAATTTTAGTATTTAATTTATCATCAACTCTCACTTTTATATCATAAGTAAGATTTGCGCTTGGCCTACCCATTTTTGGGTTATCTGTTTTTTTAATATAAGCCGTAAAATAACTTCCTTTCTCTTGCCATTTAAATATAAATATGTTATTATTATTTTGATAAAGGACGGTGGCAAGTACCGCCCTCTATCATCTATGTTATTGCTCTGACTTAATTGTCAGAGCCTTTTCTTTTTGCCTCGGCAATTACTTCATCGATTAACTCTTTTGCTTTATCAATGTTATCACTGTCAAGCAATGCTTTGATTGATAACAATAAAGTAAGTAATTCAAGTCTTGTCATATCTTCGTTCAT